CGATCCACGAAGATACCTGCACCAAGGCGCAGCTTATCATGGAGGCTAAGTGTCAAGACTACGCCTCTGCTGAAGATCCGTTCCGTAACTTCCGGCAGATCGAGGCTCTGGGTTTGGGCAGCGTTGAGGTTGGGATCATCGTACGCATGGGCGACAAGCTTGCCCGCCTTGCTGGCTTCGCCAAGAACGGCGAGCTAGCTGTCGTGGATGAGACCGCCGAAGATACTTGTCTGGATCTAATTAACTACACAATCATTCTATTGGCTGCGGTTCGTAGCCGCGAAGCTCAACGCCGCTGCGCTGAGACGGACGAGAGCTGGTAATGCAACAGCATGGGTTTGAGTTTGCCGACGAATCGCTGCCTCGTGACGCACGGGTAGCGCGAGCTAAAACTGTACGCCAGCAATTAAACTCTCTGTACACGGAAGCAAATGAAGTGTACACAGTTATCGAGATGCTCCGCATTGAACTAGCTGAGCTGCGTAAACTACATGAGATGGAGGGATACGATGGATACGAAATCTAATATTGATGTAACTCGCTGTCCGCCAATCAGTAAAGAGCTTCTCGATTATTTGAAAGAGCTTTACCCGGATCGCCTTGTATCGCTTCAATGGAGCGAGCGGGAAATCTTTTTTAAAGCTGGACAACGAAATGTCGTTGACTTCTTAATCGATAGGTACAAGGAACAAAACACTAATGTGCTCTTATAAAAGCCCAGACATGCCGCCGCCTCCGCCGCCCCCGCCTGCGGCACCCAAGCCGTACATGCCCAAGATTGAGCAGGATCCCAACCTTAGCAGCATGCGTACAACTGCCGCACGCTTGGGTAGCAACCAGCTAATCATTCCGCTTCGTCCGGTGAACCCGCTTTAATATGAGTAGTCAGCAAGGTCTTCAGGGTCTGTATTCCAAGATGGAAGCAGATCGGCAAACTTTCCTAGATCGAGCGCGGTCGTGCGCCAAGCTTACGATCCCCTCGATCTTGACGGATGATTACCACACTCCGCAGGAAACGCTGCCTACCCCCTACCAAGGACTGGGAGCTAGGGGTACTAACAACCTTGCATCGAAACTTCTGTTAGCTTTGCTGCCGCCCAACGCCAGCTTCTTCCGGCTGACGCTGGATGAGTTCAAGATGGCGATGCTTCAGGGTATGCCTGAGCAAATGGGTGAGATCGAGGAGTCACTAGCTCGCATCGAGCAGGCAGTGATGAATGAGGTTGAGCGCAGCGGCATGCGCGTTAAGGTGTTTGAAGCCTTAAAGCATTTGATTGTAACTGGTAATGTGTTGCTGTATCTGGATGCGGATACGCGATTGCGTGTGTTCCACCTCGATCAGTATGTTGTACGAAGGGATCCAATGGGTAACCTTTTGTGCGTCATTACTAAGGAGTGCATCGGTGAGGACGCGCTGCCCGAGGATGTGCGTAAGGTTGTGGAGGCTGGAGAGTACGAGACCGGAGAGTACAATCCGGATAAGACCTACGACCTGTACACTAAGGTGTATTTAGAGGATGATAAATACGAGGTCTACCAAGAAGTTAAGGGCATTAAAATCCCTAACAGCTACGGCACATACAGTAAAGAGGATCTGCCGTGGATTGTTCTACGGATGAGCCACATTGCCGACGAGGACTACGGTCGCGGGCATGTCGAAGAGTTCTTGGGTGACCTGATCTCATTGGAAGGTTTGACCCAAGCCATTGTGGAAGGCTCGGCTGCGGCTGCTCGCCTCCTGTTCCTTGTCGCACCTAACGGTACAACCCGTATCAAGGACTGCGCATTGGCTCCCAATGGCGGCTTCATCAGCGGTAACGCTGCGGATGTCACCGTGTTGCAGGCACAGAAGCAGGCTGACTTGAACATTGCTTCGCAGGTCAGCAACGCTATTGAGCAGCGCCTTAGCTTTGCGTTCTTGATGAACTCAGCAATCCAGCGCAACGCTGAGCGGGTTACCGCTGAAGAGATCCGGTACATGGCACAAGAGCTGGAGTCTGCCCTTGGTGGTGTGTACTCCGTGCTTGCTCAAGAGTTCCAGCTTCCGCTTGTGCGTCTTGTAATGAAGCGCATGACTAAGGCACAGAAGCTTCCTAAGCTGAACGAAGGCGTGGTCAGCCCTGTGGTTATTACAGGCATTGAGGCTCTTGGTCGAGGCCACGACTTAAACAAGCTAGACATGTTTGTGCAGGGTGCAGCCCAAGCGCTTGGTCCGCAGGCTCTTGCCCAGTACATTAATGTTAGTGACTACTTCTCGCGTCGAGCAGCAGCTCTAGGCATCAATCCCAAGGGTTTGATCAAGAGCGCTGAGCAGATTCAGCAAGAAGCACAGCAGGCTCAAATGATGCAGATGGCTCAAACCATGGGGCCAAAGGCTATGGATATCGGCGGCAAAGCTTTGATGAGTAACATCGAGCAGCAAACCGCCGCTCAAGAGGAATAAGGAGGAACTATGACATTTCAACGCTACGATGTACCGCCCGAAGTAACTGGAGCTTTTGCTCCTAACATTAAACCTGTAGAACCCGAGGCTCCGTCGAAGGAAGCAGGCGCGGTTGCCACCCCAACCCCCTCCTCCCAACCTGCTGCCGCTCCTTCGGCGGAGAATCGGCCTACTTGGTTGCCCGAAAAGTTTAAGTCGCCTGAGGAATTATCCAAGGCGTACTTTGAACTTGAGCGTAAGCAGTCCGGCAAGCCGGAGGAGATCCCTGCTCCGCCCGCCAACCTTGACTTCACGCCGTTTACGCAGGAGTTCTCCGACAAAGGTGAGCTGTCTGAAGAATCCTTTAGCAAGCTGGAGGCTATGGGTCTCCCTAAAGGCGTTGTGGCCCAGTACATTGAGGGTGCCAAAGCTCTTGCCGAGCAGCAAGTAACTAGCTTGACCTCAGAAATTGGGGGCAGGGAGGCGTACTCGCAGATGATTACTTGGGCCAGCAAGAACTTGAAGCCGGAACAGATTACGGCATACAACAAAGCTGTGTCCGCAAACGACCCACAGCAGCAGTCGTTGGCTATTCGCGGCCTGTACGCGCAGTATCGCGAGGCCGCTGGTCCCTCGCTGTTGTCAGGCAAAGCTAGCGGCGCTTCGGCTGCTGCGCCGTTTGAGTCTTGGGCGCAGGTTAAGCAGGCGATGGCGGACAAGCGCTACGCTACGGATCCGGCGTACCGCAAGGTTGTCACTGAGCGCCTTGCCAACTCCAAAACACTCTAATGAAAATCCTAACTATCCTTCCGTTGTCGCTGCTGTTGGCAGCGTGTGTTACCTCTGCTGACATCCGTGCTGTGGCTGACGCACAGGCCAAGTACGAGCAGAAGACCGTAGAAGCTTTGGAGAAGATCTCCGACCAAACGGCCACCAAGGACGATGTGGCTGAAGCTAAGGAGGAGGTTCGAGAAGCTTCTAAGGAATTCGCTGAGGCAGTTGAGGCTGTCGCTGAAGCAGTTGAGCAGCGCACCGCCGACACGCTCACGGGTCTTCCGGAGTCTGCTGAGGGCGGCTTGGTGGGTATCCTCGCAGCCCTCGCTCTGAACTACTACCGCAGCCAGACGCGCAAGAAAGACCTTGCCGTGGTTGAGGAGAAGGTCAAGCATCCTTCTGCATGAACCGCTGCCCGAAAGAATCGCTACCTTAGGACAGCTTCGTTGGAGGTCGGGTTCATAGTCCCGACCTCCCTTTGTACACGACAAGTTGAATCGCTGGTGTAGCCCATCAAGGTGGATAACTACATGAAGGCCGACACGACTTGGCGCTATGTTTTCCCCCAAACCAACTGACTGAGATTATTTAATTATGGCTGCTCCGACTCTTTCACGCCCGGGCTTAGTTAACAACGGCGGTGGTGCCGTTGATGCCCTGTTCCTGAAGCAGTTTAGCGGTGAGGTGATGACGGCCTTTGAAGAGGCCAACATCATGTTGCCGCTGACGACCGTTCGTACGATCTCGAACGGCAAGTCTACCTCGTTCCCGACGATTGGTATCGCCAACGCTAAGTACCACACGCCGGGTACGGATATCCTCGATGTTGCTGCTGGTCCCGCCACCTTCGGTGATGGCTCGGCAGCCGCTAACAACTCGTACGGTACCGGATTCAAGCACAACGAAGTCATCCTGACTGTGGATGATCTCTTGCTTTCTTCGACCTTCATTCCGGAGATCGAAGAGCTGGAGAACCACTACGACATCCGCTCCACCTACTCGTCGGAAATGGGTAAGGCTCTCGCCTACACCACC